TCTCCGCCTGCTTTTTCTCACTGAGACGTTTGGCTTCGGCCTTCGCTTTTTCTTTGGCACGTAGCTGCAGTGCGTATTCAGTACCGTGTTCCGGAGAGCACCAGCGCACATTGTTGTAAGTCGGGTAAAACCATTCGCCACAAATTTTGCACTTCCTGCGGGGTAACTTAGCCACATTCACCCCCACATCCGGTTACGCCAGCGACGATCCGGGCGTGGTGGTTTGTCGTACTCCACCAGCCGCACGCTGACAGTCCATGTGATGCAGTCCATATTCAGACTGCGTTCAACCTTCACGCCCTGCTGTTGATAACGGGACATCAGTTCGTCGGCCTGTTCTGTCGTACAGTTGTGATGATGAAACCAGGACATTTTCATAATCATCACCCTGCAAAACTCATAAGCTGGGAAGCAGCGTTCTCCACTTCCTGCTGGCTGTTGAATGCACGGGATAAAATCCAGCGCCAGAGAACATCGAGCGATGCCTGGTACAGTTCCTGAAATTTGGTTTCGTCCATGCGGGCGAATGAAATACTGCGAGGATGTTTTCGAAGTGTGCCGTCCGGCAGCTGGATAGCGTCATAATGCCCGGCTTCGACAATTACCCAGGAACGGTATGCGTCGAACGACTTACAGATACTGATGCTGCCGGCACGTTTCTCGGCAATGCGCTCCAGATACTGTTCTGCGGCATTCAGTAGTGCACCTTCATTACCGCCATAGTTCGCGAGGAATTTTGCATAACCGGTTACCAGTCGGCGTTCGTTAGACGAGATAGCCCCGCCCGTGGGTTCCCAGTATTCAAACCCGAGGTTGAGCAGTGCGAAGTATTTGCGGTGAAATGTCGGATTACGGACGAGTTTGTAGTCGGCTTCCAGAACGGATCCGAGCTTGCATTTTGATTGCAGAAAATCGCTGGTCTCCTGCGTGGCAGGGATCAGTATTCCTTGTGACTGTTTTATTAAGTGCAGTTGCGCCATGTGTTTTTCTCCACTGGCGCAGCAGGTTCACGGGTGTTCAGGCCGTTGATTTCATATTATCAGAAGGTGGGATGACCCGGTAGCCAAGTCGCTGTGCAAATTTCATAAAACCATTCAGAGTAAAGATCTCCTCGTCAGGTAATAACGGGCGCATGGAAATTATGCCATCAATCCTGTAAATCAAATGCCTGCCCGCAGCAGGAAAACTACATACAACAGCCCCATCAGAACGCCTAACCAGATCATACCAGGTGTTATCCGATGAAACTTCAATATCCTCACTCACATCACCCCCTGAGCGACATACAGACGCACTCAAACAGAACAGGCGGCAGTATCAAGGGTTACTACCGCCCCCAAATTTCAGCAAAACCAGTCGTCAGCGCTTTCCCACGTCTCCTGCAAAATTTCTTCAATTCTCACCCTGTCAGCTTTCTCACATCCGGTCACGCTCAAGCCATCCATGCTGCCCCGACGAATGCGCAGAGAGCAGTCACTGTAACTTGCGCTAATCCGGCGTAGTAGTTCCTTTTCAAGCGCAGGCACAGCGCCTTCCGGCAAGGTTTTCTTACGATCAATACTCAGTTCAACTTGCATGGCATCATCTCCAACTCACAAAATACTGTATATAATTACAGTATACCGAAGATGGGGATTGTTCAAGATGGTTGCGATATGAATTGCTGGGTTGGTGGCATTGTGGCGAAGGCTAGCCGTGTGTTTGTTCGTAACGAGCTAATATCATTGCAAAAAAAATTGGATGAGTTAAATAATTGGTTAGACGATAAAATAATAAAATTTAACGCCTGCAATTTTTAAAGCAAGCCCTCAACCGAGGGCTTTTAAAATCAGTTAATCAGTTTATTTAATGACTTAGACCACTTCTGTCCCAAATCATCAATATCAAAATCACCATCTCGCCGCTGCCATTTAAAAACTAAGGCTATAAGCTCACTCTTGAGGATTCTTTTATAATAATCCTTAGATTTTAGTTGCTCAAGTATATGTTCACCAACCTCAGCAAGCTTTCTATGATTTAATCCTGACAGATCTCGATGCAAATGGTTAACTGATTTATACAAAGTATTCCCTTCAGTACACGAAATATCAATACCTTTATCTTCAAACCATTGTGAATCAAGCCAAACCAAATCTATCGTAGCTGGCTCTGACATCGTGGTGGCAAGGGCAACAATAATTTTCTCTACCGATTCATCTTGAAAATCGATAGAGTCAGAAACCCAAACTGACAAGGTGTTATTAGAGGTCCTTGTGCAACCTGTTATCGCGTCTGCGGATATATTGTCAGGTGCTCTACCTTTATTACATTCCCATTTACTATGGGATATTTTACGCAATAAATATGTCATTATAGACTTCTCAAATATCCGATAACTGCTTCTTTATATTCTTCCACCCAATCAGCATCAAATTTCCTCATTCTGTTAAGGACTGAAACAAATGATTTCTCCCCCCAAGACTCAACTGCACGGATCGCTGCCTCAGATATAAGTTCATTCTCAAGAGAACAAACTCCCATAATCATAGCGTCAGCTTTATTACCTAACCATTCATACTCAATAGTCGATGCAAAATTAATGAAGTTTTTTACATGATGATCATTCATTCGGTACAATTGTACCCATGTCCTCTGAAAGGACTCTTGGAATAAATCCTGATTTTTATCATACAAGAACTCCATGTAAATCTGTGTCTTGCCTATCTCGCCTTCAATGTAATCTTCTGAACATGTTAACTCAATTAGTCTAGAGGTACATTTTGAGACCTGAATCTCAAAGTTCTGCTTAGTTGACGAACCTTGATTTATTGACTCTGTTTCTAATTGAAAGCCACCATTTGTTTTGCTATGTAAAAACTCATTTTTTTTAATATCAGTGTAAATGATATTATTACCATCATAATAATCAGAAAATGCACCTATTGAACTCACCCCATTTTTAAACTTAGGTAGGCTAAAAGGCTTTTCATCACTTATTACAAAACTATTCTTCACCATTGCATCACCTTACAGATCAGTATAGCGTTGTAAATTATCAATAGTTTCAAGATTATCCTGACACAATAACTCTAGCACGCGGATATATTCATCCCAACCAAACCGCATATATCCATTTTGAGGAAGAGTATTAGTATCGGTCTCAAATAATACGCAATCACTTGGCATACCATTATTCAAAAATGGAGCTGAAATTTCTGTGCGTCTAATCGTACTAATACTATTAATTTCTTCCTGATACCCTTCAATATTTTTTCTTACAGCTATACGATTGTCCCATTCAAATGGATTAATACCTTTATAGGTAAACAAAGCATTGTACAGCGAAGAGTAAACAGATTCATCCCCTTGATAGATACGTGAATTCAGAACAGCTATCCTATTTCCTTTTTTCATAGGAAATACGTTTTGTAGTTCCCTAGATATAGATAGAACCATTTCTGAAAACGCTTGAAGCTCACCACCCAACCCATTAAAAATGATTCCATGGCTAGGAAACTCAACTCTTATTTTTTGATTGGTATCTACCATGATAAGAATTTGCTTTTTCTCACCAGTGATAGCATTAATCTCCTGACCAGAAGTAGGTACAAATCCAAATTTTCCAATCTTATCAAGCATAGCTCCAATAGTTAGTGGATTTGGAACTATATCATTATTATTTGTAAAAAAATTAATCTGATGCGTCTGTTCAATCAATTTCATAATTGCCCCCTGTTCAAAAAAAAACCACTACTCAGTGATTCCTCTCTGTTAAAATATTCTAGTTCAACTTACTCTCAATATGAATCAAAGCTTAACCTTGGTTGGTAATTAAGTCACACTTTTCTTCGTAATAAGGGGTTTCGCGTGCTCGTATCCCCGCAGCCTTACGGCGTAAATATTTTTCATGCAGTTCCTGCGCTGGTGTCAGCCCAGGCGGCGCTTTCGGCGCAGCTATCTGCCTGCGAATCGGCGGTACCGAAAAACCCGCAGCGACTTTCTTTTCCCACTTCTGCAACAGTCTGGCTGCCAGTCGTTCCTGTTCGCCTTCCGTCAGCCTCCGCTCTATCCCCAAGCGGCGTATCTCGATGCAGATGTGGTACAGAACCGGATGGCGCCATGGGAATTCTTCAGAGCAGCTGTACCGGTACAACTCGTTACGCCAGCGGGTCAGTTCGTCGAGAACGTTTTTCACTGTCAGGTTCAACCTGCCACCTCCGACCTCTGCCACCAGGCCAACAAATTCCGCAAAATCAGGTGGCCATGAATTACCTCCTGCACAGCGCTCCACGCAGGCCTTACAGACGTTCGTCATCTGGGTCGGAGTCATACTCCCAACCTGGGTTATCCAGAGCTGTGTTGGACGATTGCCATTCTTCTGCGTCCAGCGGTTCGCATAAATCTGGCCCATCAGCTCCCAAAGCTCCCATGCCTGCCGTTCCGCATGCACGCTCACGTTCCCAGCGCTGGCGTTCGGCTCGTATCTGTTGGACTGCGCTGGATGCGCCTGAGTTATTTGCATGTTGCTGGCCTCCCAGTTTGATTGTCAGTTCGTCCCATTTTGCGCGGAGTTTTTCCGGGCTGAGGATGTTTTTGCACCAGAAGCTGTCCCGGTTAGCCCGGTCGAATAGCTCTGCGATTTCACGGTGTGTACGGCCGTCTATCTGGCGCATCAGCCGGACGGAGTTAGCCCAGGATTTCCAGTTCGGTGTTTTGGCTGCCGGGTAGATGGTTTTCACACGACTGAAAATCCACTCTGCGCAGCGCAGGTCGTCAGCGGTTCCCCACTTGGCACC